GAAAGAAAAAAGAAACGGAAGAGCCAAAGGTTGAAAACGAAATGTCTGACTTTTCGATTGAAATCAAGCGTGACATAGTGGATATTATCAACGATAGTCCGTCGTTGGTAAAGTTAGGAGATAAAGAGTATGTTGTTAAGAATATGCGCTATTATGCCCTATATCGCATTTGTAGGCTTGTTATGGATATGCGTAAGGCAGATGAAACGTTAGATACCGACAATGCCGTTATAACGGCTTTATGTACCGATTTGGATGCGATGTGTGAAATAATGGCAATCGTGTTGTGCAACCACAGGTTTACGCCCGATGATATACACGGGTATGATGATGTGGATGATGTAATGTCGCGTAATGACAAGATGGTGGCAATGATGAAAGCAAAGGTAATGAACAGCACCTTTGACACAAACCAATGGGCTGCAATCATTCTTGGTGCTATCAAGTCGATAGACTTATCTGGTTTTTTTTTACTCAAAAAGTCGGTGAGTACGCTTACGGATTCACTGCTGATGCGGAAGAAGAAATCGGAGGAGACAGCATCACTGTTTATGGAAGCACTGTCGTTGCAGACGCAAGCGACTTCCTCAGAGCCTTCACCCAATACCGATTAGATGACTATCTGTATCGGTTAAGCATTGCGCAGATTCAGTTTATGGCGGTTGACAACACGCACACAAAGTACCTCAAAGGGACTGACAAAAAGGCTTGGAACGGTTACAAGGAAGCTTACGAAGCCAACAAGCAACTTGAAAAGTTCATGGGTGGTCTCGGAAACACAAAGCAACTGAAAGCTGGCGAGGAAATGGAAATCCCCGTTCGCAAAGGTGGAAAGAAAAAGAAGAAAGAATAACAATTTAAACTCTATATATGTATGGCAACAAATAGCGCGACGGTCGTAGCGGCCTCTTTAGATAGTTCGCAACTTGAAGCGTCAATCAACTCGCTTGTAAACATGGTCGCCCAGAAAACAAAGGCGATGGCCGACAATTTTACATCGGAGGTCAAGCGTATGGAAAATGCGGTTAAGAATCTTGGCAACATCAAGATTGATTCTGGTGGTGCGGCTGACGGTGGCAGTTCAAGGCGTGCAAAACTTTTCTCGCAAGAAGGCGAAGTTATTCAGCGTAACAATCAAATTGCAAAAGAATATAACGCGACACTCGACCAACAGGCCGCTGCGATAAGAAAGGCAAGTCAAGTATCTGTCCGTACTGGAGATGCTGGTAGCATACGCAATGCAGATACATTGCAAACAATGAATATACAACTTGACTTATTGCGTGAGCGTCTGCGCGAAGCCCGTCAACAATACTCATCGTTTGTTGCTATGGCATCAAGTGCAACAAAAACTGGTGATAAGGGATTGTATCAGTTTGCAACCGAAGGTGTGCATAAATATGGCGATGAAGTTCGCACGCTCATACCACAAATTAGAGGTTTGCAAAACGCTATACAACAGATGGGCGATGTTATTGCACCTCAAGGGCACACGATTCAAAACTATGTCAATAGTCTGCAAAAAGCAAACCCAGAACTTGCACAACTAAACGAACAATTCAGGAGAGGACAATCCGAACTGCAAAATCAATCAACATCATATAGCACCGCTACACAATCCGCACAAAGATACACAGAGGAAATCCGCAAGCAAGCGCAGGCAATTCGGGAAAGCCAACAATACCAGAAAGGCGAACGTGTTGTAATTGCAACAAAGCAAGACGGAACAGAGATTGTTGCGTTTAGCGAAAAAAGACTATCGCTTGAAGAACAAATTATTAATGCTAAAAAGGCTATTGTTGAAGAAACTGCAAAACAAAAGAAAGAAGAGGAAGAAACAGTACAAGCAACACGTTTAACTGGAGAAGAATTAAAAAAGATTTATCAAGACCAAAAAGCCGTCAACGAAGAAATAAACAAACGGGCAAACGGTGTTAGAAATGGTGGAACTACCCCATTCCAAAGTTACGACAACCTACGTCAGTCCATTGCATCTGTTCTTGGAATACAGGAGCAGCAAGTGAAAATGGCTAACACCGAAAAAGATTCATACAACCAACTTTCTTCCACGCTAAAACAATTACGACAAGCCTATGATGCTTTGAGTAAATCAGACAGAAACAGCGACCAAGGAAAGGCTCTTGTAGCATCAATGCACGAAGTTGAGCGTGCCATGCAAAGAATAAAAGCACAAGCAGCAAGACCTGTTTCGCTTGAATCTATTATTGGCATAAACGGTAAAGGTGGTCTTTCTGAAAAGACTCTTGATGATATTGCATACAAGATGCGTCAACTTGCGTCGTATCGTAGTGGACTGAATGTTGAAACTCAAAAGAAGGAAATAAACACCGTAAACCAAGAATACGACCGTCTTAAAAAGAAGATGGACGAAGTGATGCAAAAGAATCAGTCAATGATTGCATCCAACAATGCTCTTGGTCGTTCTTGGAACTACATGAAAAACCGACTTGCCTTCTACTTTACGGTAGGCGCAAGTACGCAGTTTATCAAGAATCTTATCGAAGTGCGTTCGCAATATGAAATGAACGAACGTGCGCTTGGTATCCTTATCAATAGCGCAGAACGTGGAACGCAGATATTCAATGAGTTATCTCAAATGGCACTTGTGTCGCCTTATACGCTTATTGAATTGTCAAATGCTGCAAAACAATTAACGGCATACGACATTGCTGCAAAGGATGTTGTAGATACAACAAGGCGATTGGCAGATATGGCATCTGCCGTTGGTGTTCCAATGGAACGTTTAACTTACGCACTTGGACAGATTAAGGCTTATGGCTACCTTAATAGCCGTGATGCTCGTATGTTTGCGAATGCTGGTATTCCGCTTGTTCGTGAGTTGTCAAAATACTATTCAGAACTTGAAGGAAAGGTCGTTAGTGTCGGTGATGTGTATGACCGAATGAAGAAAAAGGCAATCGACTATAATTCTGTTATGGCGGTTGTAACAAAGATGACCGATGAGGGGGGGAAGTTCTTTGATTTCCAAGCAAAGATGGCAGACACGTTAAAAGTTCGCCTTGCAAACCTTACGTTGGCATGGAACAATATGCTAAATGATATTGGTGCTTCGCAACAAGGGGTATTAACGTCTGGTATCGGCATATTAAGGGACTTATTCTTGCATTGGCAAGATATTTACGGTGCTATACAAAGGGTTGTTTTGGCTATTGGTCTTTGGAAGGGTGCGCAGGCACTTGCGCTTTTGGCCATGGGCGAATTAAATACCAAGATGGGTATGCAAGTCCTTCTCGGCGAAAAGTTGCAAACAAGACTTTCTTCTCTTGCTGGCTCAACAAAAAACCTTGTTTCTGGCTACGCAGTTGCTGGCGCAGCACTCTTGTTTGTTGTTGCCGACGCAATAATGACATACCAAAGGAATGCGGAAGAGATAGAAAAACTCAATAAGGTTATTGTTGATGGTGCAAAAGAATCTGCCAACTCTATCTACGAGTTTATTGAAAGTGCAGAGATGTCTTACGCAAGGCTTTCTGCAAGAACAGGTAAACTACCAAAGCCAGATGCAGAAAAAACGTGGGATGCGCTGCGTGAGCAGATAGAGTTATCTGCGATTAGCGCAAAAGACATTATACCTGAACTTATTAAGATAGAAGACCTTAACGAAAGGGTTACAAAGGCATTTAATCTTGCTGAGAGGATTGCAGAAGCGAACAATAAACTTATTGACCTTGAGGGTAAACTTGATATTAGCCAAGATTCAATATTGTTTGGTCTTTTTGGCGAAGGACTTGTGGAAGATATTGACGATTTCAATGAAAGATTAAAAACGTCCGCACAAACAGAAGAGCTATATTTTAAAAGCACAGGAAGCGTCATAACGGATGTCGTTCAAGGTCTAACAGGTTTCTTTAACGATATGAAAGAGAATCTTGGTAGTAGCACGGAAGAAGCGGAGCGTGAAATAAAGAACTTTGCGCACAACGCAGCAAATGCTATCAAGGATGAACTTGGCGAGGAAGGACTTAAAGACAGCATACAAGTCAACGAGGCTGTTTCCCGTGTATTAAAAGGGATTGAACAGCAGTTCCCGCAAATAAAAGGTCAAGGAAAAGCACTATTTGAGTCAATATACAACGATATAATGGCCAACGAGTTTAATGGCGCAGTTGACAAACAGGCTTACTATTACAAACTTTTCCTTGAGCGTTTAAAGAAAGACCACGCAAGTGCTTTCCAAGATGTTACGGAAGATATAAACAGAGAGACATTTGTATGGTCTGATGCGCAAATGAAGGCCATCAAAAAGACGGCTGACAGAATAAAAGAAGATATTCCAGAGGCATATCAAGATTCTGTTACTGAGATTCTTAACGACCTTAATAGTCGAGAATTTAAGATGCGTATTGTTGCAGAATTTGCCACCTCTTCGCTTGATGATATAAATAAGGCATTTAGGAAGCGTTTCATCGAGGCTGGTACGGATGCTGCAAATGCGCAGATGGATGCTACACAAAAAGGTCTTGATAAAATAAAGAACCTTTCGCCTTGGGGTGGTGGTAACGCTGGTGGCAAAAGCGTTTCTCAAAAAGAAACCGAAAACCTGCAAAAGTTCGGTTCTCTTATGCGTAAGCAAAATGAATCAGACCTTGATTATCAAGAGCGCATACGTAAAGAAAGACAGAAGAAACTTGATATACAAGCAACAGAGGCAAAGATTATAGCAGCAAACACTGGTAGGGAAGACGAGGGCGCAAAAGCCGTTCTTGCATCCGCACGGGAGCAAAAGAAAGCAGCCGACGATTGGCTTGATGCAGCATCACAAGTGGAGAAATGGGGTGGTTACGACTTTTCTACAAAGAAAGAAAATACGGCTGCAACAAAAGCGCAGCATGCAGCGGAAACAGAATTGCAAAAGGCACTAAGGGACGAACTGCAACTTATTGACAGGGTGCGCAGCCAATACAAGAAACTCACCGATGCTGGAGCAAATAGTGGCGAAGCGTTGGCTTATGTAACAAACCAGTTTGGAAATTCGCTTGCACGCATCAACTCGATACTTGGAAAGAACGGCATTCCGCTTTTTGATATTTCCAAGTTTGCAGGTACGGACAATCCGCAGGCTCTTCTGGATATGCTTAAACTTCAATTGGATTCCGCAAAGGTTGCAAAGAATATTAAACCAGAAGAAATCAAGGAATTAGAGGTTAAGTATAGTGAAATTGTTGTTGACGCAAAAGCGTATAATCTCTCCAAGATTACCAAGGGCTTGAACAACGAGCTTGACAGGTTGAAAGACGAGTACGAACTTGCCGTATCGTTGGATGCAGACCCAGAGTTGGGTGGCATGTTTGCTGACTGGATGGGTATTGATATAAACGACCTGCCGAGAACGGCACAGGAATACGCAAATGAGGCATCAAAGGTATTAAACAAAGAACTTAAAGAGTTGGGTGCAAATGTTGAATTGCCTAATTTGCTTAGTATTACCGATGATGATATGCGTGCCTTTGAGCAAAACAAGACGCTTACACAAAAACAGTTTGAACTTGTTAAGAAACGTGTTGAGGAATCGCGTGGATTTTACAAGAAAGAGGTTGACGATAGGATTAAGGGCTGGAATACACTCCTTGAAAAATACTCAGAATACGAGGCAAAGATAAATAAGATTCAAAATGACGCAACAAGGGAACGTGTTGCGTTTGCCCAGCAATTCGGTAGTGACGAAGAAAGGTCTACGGCATTAAAATTGCAGACCCAGATTCTTGCCGCAACAGACCCACAAGAAAAGCAAAAGTTAATCCAACAATTGCAAGAACTTGTAAAGAGAATTGCAGGTAACGACAAGACCAAGATAAACCTTGTTACGTCAATCAATAATAGCGAACAACAAGGTTTGGCAAAGGCAAGTTTTGAAGAATTTCAAAAAACGCCAGAATGGTTGATTGCAACTGGTGATTTGTCAACCCTGACGGATAGGGCTCTTGGCGGGCTTATTCGGCGTATTGAGGAGTACAAGAAAAAAGCAAAGAATCTTGACCCAAAACAGATTAAGAATCTGAACAACGCCTTAAAGAACTTGCGCAAACAACAACGAGAGGGTAATCCTTTCTTGCAGATTGCAAATGCTATAGATGCGGCAAAAGAACGTGCTGCGGAATTAAAGCCAGAAATGGATTCTATAATGTCTGATATTATTGCGCTTGAAGAAGAAATAGGAGATAACGACGCAACGGAAGAACAAGCGAAGCATCTTGAAACGCTCAAGCAGCGATGGAAAGATTTAGCTGCACAGGGTGATGTTTCAGCAAAAGAGGTTGTGGGTGCTATCAATTCTTCTATCGCTGCTGCAAGCCAAGCTGTTTCGATGTTTACAGACATGGCTGATGCGCTTGGCGGGCAAAACATGACAGAAGCAACACAAACAATCAAGGACGTTACTGGTGTACTCGAAAAGGCTGGCCAAGGTGCTGCCATAGGTGCGCAAATAGGCCAAGGTTGGGGCGCATTAGTCGGTGGTGTTGCTGGCGGTCTTGCTGGACTTATAACTACGTTTGCAGATAAGTGGAGTGGCAACAAGGCAATTACGGATAGCGTCAAAGATAGCGAAAGGGCTGTAAGAAGATTGGAACTTGCTTACGTTGACTTACAACAGGCGGTTGATAAGGCTTATGGAACGGCAGTGATTGGTGCAAAGCAAGCAACTCTCGCCAATAAAGAACTACAACTTGCCGAGATACAACGTCAAATCGAGCTTGAAAAATCCCGCAAGTCAAAGAATAGAGACGAGGATAGAATTATTGAACTCGAAAAACAATACAAGGAATTGTTCTACGAAATAAAGAACGGCTACACAGAAATTGTTGATGATTTGATGGGCACGGATGTTGGTTCGTTTGCAGAAAACCTCGTATCTTCAATGATTGACGCTTTCAAACAGGGCGAGGACTACATGAAAGTGTTCAGTGATAGTTTTGATGAAATGATTGACAATATGATTATGAAATCTATTGTCAGTCGTGTTGTGTCACAATATCTTGATGCTATATGGGAAGATGTAAACAAACATATTAACGAACGGACAAAAGAAGAAAGCGAGGATGCCGCAAAGGCTCAAAACGAGGCCGTTAGGCGTGCAGGACTTTCGAACGATGAAGCACGGCAAGAAATTGCGTCCTTACGTAGTAATGGCTTGGGTGAATATTTGACGGCACTTGTAACGGTAACGCAAAAAGATATTGATGACTACAAGAAAGCTGCGCTTGATGAGGAAAATGCTATGCAAGCAAGGCTTAAAGCCGCAAGTGCTTTCACGGGTTCTGATGTGGACTATGTTATGCAGAGGGTTACGGAAATAATGCCAGAACTTGGTCAAAAGCTAAAGGATATACTTGGCGAATACTACAAGTTTGGTGAAAGTTCAGAAACACAGTTGTCGGCTCTACAACAAGGTATTCAGGGTATCACAGAGGACACGGCAGGAGCGTTGGAGGCATACATGAACGGTGTTAGTCAGCAAGTGTACCTGCAAAGTGACTTGTTGACACAAATCCGCGATGCTGTTGTTGGCTTTAGCCTCGATGTTCAAGTTGCAACGATGAGTCAGATACTCTTGCAATTGCAACAGTCTTATGCCGTGCAAATGTCTATAGAAAGCATTTTGACGGGGTGGAGTTCTCCAAGCGGACTTGCCGTTCGTGTCGAAATGCAATAAAATGTTTGGTTGTATAGAAAAAAGTTAGTATCTTTGCACTATGGATAGAAATATGTTACAATTTTACAGGGCTGCATTAAGCGGGGAATTAACAACCCCGCTATGCAGTTCCTACAAGGCTGCTTGGCGAAAATGTGGCGATAACAAGGAAATGCTTATACGGCTTTCTCTTTCACAACAGTCGCTTCCTTACGTTGCAGCCCACGCATACAAAGGGATGGGTCTTACAAAGGAATACATCAAAAGCACTTTCAAGGATTACATTAACGGACACATATTCAATGACTGTGATGATGTACAAGGCTACACCTATGCACTCTATGTTGACTGGGATTACGAAAACGACCTTGATGTAAAGACAGACGTTGCAAGCATTATGTGGACTGTTGGTGCAAATATCATTGTTCCAGAAACAAAAGCACCTACCATCTATATCAGCAACCGCAGCAACGTGCATTTGGTTGGTGATGGCTATAATAGCATCAACATTAAGTTGTTTGACAAAAGTAAGATAACGATTGAGGACTTGGATGAAAACAGCGAAGTTGTGGTCTACAAATATTCCGATGATGCACAAGTGGAACTTGGTAAATATTGTTTGGGTAAGGTAAAAGAGTTTAGAAAGGATTTACGGTTATGAACGATAGCAGGAACAGGTATTTCGTAAAGAACACGGAAGAAGGAACGTTTCAAGATATAACGGTGCTTTTTGACGGCGTTGCGGTATTAAAGGTTGATGGTATGCTTGCTAAGGGCAAGCCAGTAAATATATATACCGCACAGTGGATTGACAGTCAGAAAGAGGATTTCATGATTACCACTCTGGATGATAACGATAAGCCCGTTGTGATTCGTGAGAACGTTGATATAGAAATAACGTTTATTGTACGTCAAAAATATGCTAATTCTGTAATTGACGTGCAAGACGTACACGATAGTTTTGTTGACTACATGACTAATAGTGACGTATGGATAAAGTCATCGTATCTTGGAAACAAGTATGTACACTGTGTATGCCAGTCCGAGTATAAGCCAACGACCGTGCATTTGCAAAGAGGTGACAGTTCGTATATCATGGGTACAATAAAACTTCATACATTAGATGCGCCGATAAGCTGATTTTTGAATACAGGTTATACTTCTATTTCTGTCTATAAAAGTCTTTTCTTTGACTACAAAAGCCGCCAAATCCGTGAGGACTAAGCGGCTTTCACGCTATAGAAACAAATGGCTAAAATATCTTCTTCCACCAAGGCTTATAGGATTCATTTATCGTGTTTTCCAATCCATCTATTATTTCGCATTTTTTATTCACTTCGTCTTGTAGTTCGGTGTTTTTAAGCATAAGCTCTTTTACTTTATCCTGTAATTGCTCGATAAACTTTTTCTTAGCACCTAACGATAGCTCAAGTTCTTGGTATTTCGTCATCGGCACAACGTCGTTACGGGCTTGTCTTAGGATTTCGATTTCTTTTCTTGCCTCGTCAAGTTCTGAAATCTTATCCTCATAAAGATGGTCTCCTTCCAAGTCCAAAGCCTTGTAGTGTGCAACGCGCTCGGCGAGTTGTTTGTTGCGCCCTTTAAGACCTGCTGCAACTTTCTTCCAATGTTCAAGTTCGGTACATAGTGCAGAATTGTCGGCATCCACCATAGCCAAACGTTGCTCCAAATCTTTGATTTTCTCTTCTTGTGTCATAATTACATGTAATTTAAAAAGTTAGACATAAATTTATTGTTGTAACGTTACTATTAAAAGTCTGGTTTGTTGAAAGATTCCAAGTCTGGGGATTCCGTGCTATTAAGTTGGCTGTCCTTAATCATTTTCTTTTCCTGTCGCACGCTTGTGCGTTGGTATGCAGCACGGTCGATGTTTTTACCAAGGATTGTTATTCCCTCGATTATATTGCCTTCGTGGTCTTTTGCGTATGGCTTTGGTATGCCGTATACGTTGACAAGCATTCCTTTGGAAAAGAATTTTGTGATATACG